CAAAAATTAAATATATCTCTTAATGGTAATCTAACATCATGAGATCTTGATCTACTTAATCCGCCATCATTTCCACCGAATCCATATAATTCATTTTGAGGTTGTGGTTTATAGACACTTCTAACATTGTTCGCCATAAGTCCGTTAATATCATCACGCTGTTCGGCGAGATTTTTTTTATAAATTGCTAGGTTGTGTCTTAATAAATTGACGTTTCTTAAATCTTCTATTTTTCCTACTTTTTGTCCTCTTGCGTGAGCGTGTTTCACAATAACAACTGGATCTGGGTATTGTTTAGTATCACTCCCATCACCATTAAAAGTTATAAAATTATTATAGACAGCATTAGCATCAGCAGTACAAATAGATTGCGATGTAATATTAACATTTATAAAACTTTCATTTAAATTATAGACTGGGCCTTCTGGTAGTATAATATCTACTAAGCCTTGAGTTGCGCCAGCACCGACATCAAAAATAGATTGATTGCTAGGTATTTTAATTAAATTATCCATTTTATAAATAGAATAAATAAAAAAAAAATATAAAAAATGAGTAATAAATTTAATATAATTGCGCCGAATAATTAGTTGGTTGTGTCGGTTGTGGCGCAACGTTTTTAATATGATGGGGGTGTATAAGTAATCCTAAACCTATTGTTGCTACTGCGAGAACACCTTGTACTGCGAGATCTACTGGATCAAAATCGGTTGCTGTTATATCTTCATCACCTTTTTTCAGATCTTTAAAAACTTTCTCACCAGTACTAAGTGTTTTTGATGTATCACTAAGATTTTCCCCACTTTGTAATGCTTTATCTCCTCCTTCTATTGCTTGCGTTTCGGTTGCTGCTGGTGGTCTATCTGCTTCTGCTGCATCCCCATTTGCTGGTGTTTTTGGTGATGGATTTTCAGGCGTAGCATTTTGTTTTCCTTGTAATGCTCTTGCGAGTGTTTGGTCACCACTCATCCCACCTCTTAATGATTGTTGCGCCGAACTAGTTGCTCTTTCTAAAATATCACTATTATTAATAGAAAATGGGTTTATTTCTCCTTCTGGTAATTTTGGTGTTAATGCTTGTTTAAATAAATCTTCAGTATCTACTAAAGTATCTGGTACTGATTTATCAAAAGATCCAGTTGCTTTTTCTCCTAAATCTCTTAATGCTCCTCCGAGTCTTCGTCCAGCATTTCCTAAAGTTTTATTCACACCTCCTACTAATGCTCTTATTGCGCTTGCGCCAGCACCAGTCAGATCTCCGTTTGCTGCCGATGTTTCAACATCATCTACGTCTTGTTCTGCTATTCCAGCATTTTTTAAAGCATTTGGATTTGATTTTCTTAATGCTTTTATTCCTTTCATAATTGTTCCTCCAGCGAGTTGCGCGCCTATTCCTTCAACACCACCTTTTAATGCTTCTGCTGTATAGTTAATCTGATCATCTATAACTGGTGGGGGTGTAAAACCTAAATTTGCCGCACCTAAACTATTTCTTAATTGGTTATATTCACTAACCGCTGATGCACTCATTTATAAATATTTAAAAGATTTAATTTATATCCATTTTTATATTTTCTTGTATTTCTGTAGTTTCTTCTTCTTCAACACACTCACAATAACTTCCTTTCCACGCTTGTTTTAATCTGTATGGTAGATAATCATATTCCTTTAATCCACAAACGTCACAATATATATCGCTGTTATATAATTCACTATCACTTTCTTCTTCTTCTGTTTCTTCTTCTTCTTGTTGTTGTTTTAAATATTCTTGGTACTTTTTCTTTCTTTCTGCTATTTCTTTTTTTCTTTTTAATAAAATCTTTAATTCAATCTTATATATTGTCCCAAAGTCTTCGTGTCTTAATCCGTCATATATAAAATTATTACAACTACAATCTTTAGTCATATAATTATATTCTTCACTATCAACGCATTCATGATATAATTTATTATTCTTCTTGTGGATTTCAATTCCTTTCTCTGTAAATAAAGTAGAACAATATAAGCATTCTATATTTCTGCTTGGATTATTAGTCACCCTTAAGCATTTGTACGTTGATTTATGCCTTTTTAATAAAACTGGTGCGTAGGTCTTAAAATTACAATTATCACAAAAATAGGTTTTTTTTCTTCCACTCATTATTATATTATTATATTAAATTTATTCTTAAATCAAAATCAATTTTTAAAAAAAACAACACCCCTCACTCAAAATAATTCATAATCTCGTCATTTTTGAGTTTTTGTTTTTTTCAACTTATTTTTTTGAGATTTTTAAATTTGCTTGTTGTTTTTTTATATATTTTATATCTCTTATCATATTTTCTTATCATTATTTCTATTTTTAACAACACTTATCATAACTCTTATCTGTTGTTTTTTATATTATTTTATATCTTATTTATTATAAATGATTTATATATCTTTATTATTTATATCTTATTTTCTTATCTGTTGTTTTATATTTAATTATTATAGATTATTATTATTATTATAAATATTATTATTATTATAAGTATTATTATTATTATTATAGAAGTAATTATAAGAAGTAACAAGTACTACGCATTAGAACCTTTATATAAAGAATAAGTAACAAAGTAACTATATTATTAAAATCTCTCAAAAGACAAAATTGATTTTGAAAATCACTCATATATTATAGTAACAATTTATAATAATGACCGACACAACCGAATTTGAAGCAACATGTCAAATTTGTGGCGATTATATGAGTGACGTTGAAGAAGAAGACTATAATGAAGGTTGTAACGTTAATTGCGATAAGTGTAGTTATGACCCTAGAGAAGATGCAAGAGAATTTAACGAATCAAAAGAAGCATTAGAAAATGATTGTGTTATTGAAATGAATGAATTTGGTGAAGATATTACTAATTATAAATTGTGGTCTTGCCGACAGATTGAAGTATATAATCAATCATTTCTTGCTAAAACGTGGGGTAATCTTGTAATGAAAAATCGTGAAGGCGACAGGGATGAAGAAAATTATGAAAGTGAAGAAGAAGAAGAGTGGGTAAAACCATATTATAGTAAAGACATGACAAAAGAACAAAAAGACGAATTTATTAAAAGATGGACAGAGTATTTTAAAAAAGATAAAGATCTAAATGATGCAAAGATTGAAGAGATTGTAACAATTATGCTTAATGGTATGATAAAAAATGAAATTGGTAAAAGTTTCTTTGTATAACCTATATTTCTAAAGTATAGATGAATTAAAAAATAAAAATTGATTTGTAATTTTGTCTGTATTAAAATATAGTACTTATATATAATTACTATGAGAACTCTTGATTTGTTTTGTGGTACTAAATCATTCAGTAAAGTTGCTTTAGAGTTTGGTTATGAAATCCATACTCTTGATATATTACAAAAATTTAATCCTACTTTCTGTTGTGATTTAATGACTTGGGATTATAAACAATTTCCTAAAGGTCATTATGATATTATATGGGCGTCGCCGAATTGTAAAGATTATTCAGTATTAAATAGAATTAGTCAAAGAGGTAAGAATATGAAAGACTTGACTTTATCTAACACTTTAATAAAAAGAGTATTAGAGATTATTGAATGGTTTGAACCTAAATATTGGTATTTAGAAAATCCGCAAACTGGTACTTTGAAAGACCAGATATTTATGCTTGAACTTCCCTACACAGACGTAGATTATTGTAAATATGGTTATAATTACAGAAAAAGAACAAGAATTTGGACTAATTCTAATTATAATGGTAAAGTATTGTGTAAAGTTGGTACTTATTGTGATAATAAAAAAGAATTCGGTAAGCATATAGAAAGTGTTAAATTCACTAAAACTTGGACGCAACGTATAAGTATTCCTCGTGATTTGATTGTAGATATATTAAATCAAGTCACAGACTAAATTTCTATATTATAAATTTATTAAGAAAATAACAAAATTGATTTTGATTTTTTCTTATTTTATTGTGTAGTATTATATTATTATGGCGAATTACGCAGACGCACCGATTTTTGAAAATCACAACGATTATTACACTCAAAAATCTTCTTGGGCTTTGATTAAAGATTTGGTTATGAATAAAGGTTATAATAGAATTTATGAACCTTGTTTATTGAACTCAAACGAACAATCAAAAAAGTTTCTTATAGAATTAGGTTTTGAAGTGTATGGGTCAAAGACACACAATTTTATTACTGATAGTATGCCTGAAGAGTTTGATTGTATTATTACTAATCCGCCTTTTGAAGCAGTAAGAAGTTTTAACAGAAGACACGATAATCTTAAATATAAAATTATTAAAAAAATTTTTGATAGTGAAAAACCCTTTGTTATTATAATGAATTCAACTAATTTATTTTCAAGGTGGTTTAAAGAACTTGCTGGTGATAAAGACTTTCAAGTAGTTTTTCCGTCAAAAAAATTACAATATGATAAATATGAAGAGGGTGGTGAAAATCGTATAAATCAAAATGGGTCTTGTAGTTTTAATTCTGTATTTCTTACTTATAAAATTGTTGATAAAAATATATTTCTTTAGAATAATTCCTCTTCACTTTCACTTGTATATTCGTCACTCATTAAATCTTGATTACAATTTCTACAGATTACTTTTTTTTCTATTTTTAAATTTCCTATTGTTTTTTTTGACTTTTCTTTATTTTCTTCTATAAAATCATATATTTTTTTTAAATCGTCAAGTATAAGCATATAATTATTGAGTGGTATTTTATTTTTTATTAAATCAACTTTTTCTAAACAATTACTAAATAATTCATTCATAAATATATATTAGTAAATTTTTTTAAATATATTGTGTAGAAGTATATAATTATAAAACTATTTATAAATAATTACAAAATTATTTTCTAAAGAGTATATATATAAAATGAGCGACACTAATGAAGAAGTTTTTGAGAATAATGAAGAAGAAGTCTATGAAGTAGAAGAAGTTGAAGAAGAAGAGAAAATAGACGAGATTGTTGAACCACCTAAAAGAGATAAGAGAAAACGTCAATTAACCGATGCGCAAAAAGAAAAATTAAGAGAAAATCTAAAAAGAGGTAGAGAGACTGCGCTGGCGAACAGAAGAAGAAAAGCAAAATTAAGAGCAATAGAAAAAGAAGAGAAAATAACAGCAGATGAACAAAAACTACTTGATGCATTAGAAAAAAAAAAGAAAAGAGTGAAAAATAATGATTCGTTACATAGTGAAATCGCTTCTTTAAAAAAACAATTAGAAGAACAAAGAAATAATAGAGAAGATGATCATGAAAGATCTGAAAGTAAAAAACCTAAAAAGAAAAAGAAAAAAATTATTATAGAAGAAAGCGAGTCAAGTGAAGAAGAAGAAGAAGAAGTAGTTATAATTAAAAAACCTAAAAAGAAAAAAATAGTGAAAAAATCACCAGTACAAAAAAAAGTCGTACAAGAAAAAAAAGTCGTACAAGAAAAAAAAGAACCTTTAATTACTATTCCTCAAAATGCTTCTACAACTATGTCCTCACGTAATTTATCTAAGTTAATGAAATTATTGAATTAGTCTAACACCCCATATTAAAAATATATCATTATAAATATCTATTTCTCTTCCATATTCCATATCTCCTATAACAAGAGGTGGTCTAAAACCTTTTCCTCCTATATAATCTTTTTCTCTTGCTTCGTCTGGTACTAAATCAAAGTGTATTTGAAAATGCGTCATTATATATTGAGCTAAACTATAACTTATATCTGTATGGTTTCTATCTTTTAATAAAGTATATATTTCTTTTTGTTTTGGTCTATTATTTCTCATTATAAATTGTTCTGCTGTTGGTGGTTCTTCTTCGTCATAATTTATCAATTTTAATAGAACTTTTCTATTTTGATTTTCATTATCTAATTCTTGAAGTCTAATCGAGTCTTCGTCGTCTATGTGTCTAAATTCAGTAAAGTATAATTCTATATATTTATGGTCGTCACTAATAACTTCAATATTAGTATTACTGATTTCTTCATAACTAGGTGGTTCTTCTTCACTCATTATAATAATTGACTATATTTATAACAAAAATTTAAAATCAATTTTGTTTTTCTCTTTAAAAATTTTATTTAGTAAGTTTTATTCCTGCTTTTTTTAGTTGTTCGTTAAATCGTTTCATATTTTCTTTTGGTACATATTCGTCTCTTAGTCCTTTTAATATTGAGTAACAAGTGTTAAATTGTTCTACATAGGTATATCTATCAAAAATAGGGTAATCTTCTGGATCAATATCATCATGTTCTTCTTCTGTTAATTCGTTTCCGTGTGCTTTAAGCATTTTAGTAGGTGTAATCTGTCTTTCAAAATTATCTCTATTGTCTCTTCCCATACTTAATCCTAAATGATTAAATCCACTATTATAATAATCTTGGTAGTCTTCTGCCGATGTATAAATTTCGTCCATATATTCGTCATCATTTATTACTCTTAATAATTCTGGTGAGTTTTTTTCAATAATAGATAAAACTTTTTCTAAATAGCTTTCGTCACTATCAAACTCTTTCACGTATTTATTAAATAATGGTGTAGTCATAACTCTATATTTATAATCTGTGTGAAAGAAAAAGTCTGCTCTCACTCTTCTTTCTACAACTCCTTTTTCCGATTGTGTTGTGCTATACATGTATTCCATTCCTAAACTTCCGTGACTTTTTAAGATCTGATAGTTTCCATAAAAATTCACTAAACTTTCTATAACACCTTTATCTTGGTCTTGTATTTGTTTTGTTTTTTTATCTATTTTTGATTTTAATTCAGTTGGTAATTTAGAAAATAATTCTAATGGCGACAATTTATTCATTTGTGCTTTTGTTAAATCAGTTAGTTTTCCACCTAAACTATTAGGTTCTTTTGCTTTTTTTGGTTTAATTTTAAATTTAATTTTTTTCATTCTTTTTTGTTGTTCTGGTACTGGTTTTATAGTTTTATTTGTAGTATTTATAATAAATTTTCTTTTGACTGGTTTTGGTGCATCTTTTTTTTTGGGTTGTGATTTTGTTGCTGTTTTTCCTACAACTTTAAATTTAATCTTTTTGACTTTCTTTCCACTCTCCATCGCTTTCTTCTTTTTCTCTGCGGCGACTTCCGAAACTAGTTTTCCTTTATTTGGGCCTGAGATTATCCGTAGTTTTTTGGGCATCTTATAAAATTCAATTTTATTTTTTTTTTATAAAAATAATCTAATAGAATTCTATTATGGTTTTTTGCGGCGATTGGATAGAAGATAATTATATAATGACTGATATTTTAGATCAAATAGATTTCTATAGTGGTACTGAAAGAAAAAATCTATTAAAAAAACAAGGTATAAAACACCCTAAAGATGGTGGTTCTATGCTGTATGGTACAACTTGGCGAGGTTACTTGTCGCCTACAAAACAAAGAACTAAAGCACCCTATAAGGGTCTATACTATACTAAAGTTCATGATCTTCACCCAGATTTAGAAGATATATTAAAAGAATTCGGTAATAGATATTTTAAGGATTTTGAATGGGATCAAACCCAGTTAAATAAAAACTATGGTGTCGGTCGCCATATTGATAGTAAAAATATCGGTGAGAGTATTTTATGCTGTTTTGGTGATTATAGCGGTGGCGCAACAATAGTAGAATATGAAAATGAAAATAAAAGTTATGATGCAAGAGAAAAACCTATAAAATTTAATGGTTCTAAATATTATCACTACGTAGAACCTTTTGAGGGTACTAGATATAGTTTAGTATTTTTTAAAAACAATAGAAAATCTACAAGTTAAGAGGTTTAAAATTTTTATCTAAATATCTATGTGCATCATCATTGGTAAAATTTATAACAACAAAATCACGACCTTTAGTATTATCACGCATAACTTTCATAAATTTTTTTTTATTATCCATAAAGTTCAGATCTTGCTCTACAAGTTCTAATTCTTTTGTTGATAGACCACCTATCATAGCACCAGTTAATTGTGTTCTTATATTAGTTCCTATTAAAGAATATTTTTGAGTAGTAAAAATGCTTGATAATCCTATATGCCTTCCATTCATAACTATTTTAGATAAAATCCCAGTCATAGATCCTTTTAATCCTGCCGAAAAAGCAACATCGTCAAAAATAATCAATCTATTTTGTTTTTTTTTCTCTTCGTCAAACTCTTCTTCAAGAATATTATATAGTTCTTCTAATATTGCTTCATCAAAATTAAAAAAATTACTATCTGGTATATCTTTTTCTTTTTTTAAAACATGATTTAATTTAAAATCTAATTTATTTTCAGTTATAACATAGATATTTTCACCTTTAAAATCATTCTTATAGTATTTATCTCTAAGTAATAGATTTATAAT